GGTATAGGCCGCGCCACTTCTCGCCGGGCTTCTCGAAGATGAGCGGGGAGGGGGTGATGGTCACGGTGGGCTTGGCTTGCGTCAACTGCTTGGCATAGTCGGTCATTGTCGGATTCCTTTTCTGTGAGTGAGTCGGTTTCGGTTTCGCGTGGCTGGCCGGGCCGGTGATGGCCTATCTCCTGTGG